GTGCAAGATCGACAGTAAAGAAGTTTTCAAGCCCGGAAAGAAACTCCTGCAAGCTTGCAAGCATAGCGTTCGGGTCAAATTTCGCAAGTTTGGAAAGGAGAGAAAACCCTTTCGAGAAAACGCCTTCCACGAATGCGAATCCTGACCCTATCACGTTCGACATTTTACCCATCATGACCTTAACTTGGTTCACAATGGCGGATGACTTGTCTCGTATCGCAAGCAGAACACCTCGCAGACCTTTCTCTGCGACAGGAGCAACGTCTTCTGAGAGTTTCTTCATGCGGTTCATGATCTTGATATACTCACGCAATGCCGCGCTTTTTTCATCGCTTCCGTCAGAGGTTGCGCCCATCTGGTAAAGTGCGTCTATCTGCGATTTGTACAGGCCTACAAGAGCTTCGCGCTCCTCTTCTTCTGTCATGAGCCCTGCGAGTACTTTATCACTAAAAATCGCCGCTTCTTTACCGGTTTTTTTGCGTATTGCCGCAAGAGCTTCTTCCTCTTCGCTTAGCTCCTGAGTCTCTTCTGTCGTGAGTTTAAGATCTTCGCGCAGCTGTTCGAGTGCTTGCCCTCCGAGCGTGGCCATGTCTCCAAAACGATAGCCAAGAGAAAGAAGGGTGTCCATATATCGCTGTGCTGCAGAGTTCACATTACTTGTGTTTTCCTCCTGTGTAATCAATCCAGCGTTTGCTTTCGCATTTGAGATATCGATAGCTTTTTCGTATTCTTCCTGCGCCGCCTTCATCGCTTCGATAGCTTCAATAGCACCGGTCGCGGCAAGCGAGCCAGCGTCTTCGCCACCGGCAGGAGCGTCCTCTATCGTCTCGTTAAGTAGTTTTTGTGCCTCCGCCGATGCCATGATTTCATCATATAGCGCGCGGTTTGTCTTTTTGTAAAAATCTATACTGAGCGTTCCATCGTTAACCGCCCGAGCTATTTCGGCTATGGCCTCCGCCTGCTCTGTAGATACGGCGGTTAGCTTGGTTTGTGTCTTAATGAGTTTCAGGTTTTCAGCCTCGAAGAGTTGCGCGATTTCTCCATAAAATTCGCGCGCAGATTCTTTTGATACTTCAAGTTCTTTACTTGCGGCAAGCGCGGCGTCTGCCGGGCCGTTTAAAATAATATCAATCTTTTTCATTATATCAGAGTAACGACCAAGAGCAGCTATTCTGTCTGCCTCTTCTTTCTTAAGCTTTGCCACCTGCTCTGTTGTTTTTGCGTATCCCCTCGATGTTTCCGCAAGGGCTTTTTCAAGGGCAAGCCGAGCAAGCTCCTTGCGTCCGGTTAATAGCGTTCTTTCGGTGTCGGTTATATCTTTTTGTGCTTTGTCAAGATTTTGAACAGCAGTTTTGTAGTTGTTTGTCGCGGTGATAAGAGTTTTTGTTTCTTTACCTAATTTTGTATGCATCCCGATTGAGCCTGAAATACTTCCAGACAGATTTTCCATCCATTCTGCAACCTTTTGTATTGCAGGGACAAAAGGAGCGATAACAGTATTTAAAAGTGTGCTAATTGATACTTGAAGATCTGTGATTGTGTCACCAAGCACTACTGCAGCCGAAACTGCATCGTCGCTCATTACCGCGCCCATGTCGTGAGCTTTTTTTATGAGCTCGTCCATGCCTCCTGCCTGATTGTTAAGCATTGGCATGAGGTCTAGAGCAGATCGACCGAATAAATCCTGAGCGAGTGCGGATTTTTCTACTCCTTGCTCCATTTTTTCAAATTTCCTGATAACGTCTTTCATGACGTCATCCTGTGACCTTAGTGATCCGTCTGTGTTTCTTATTTCTACCCCAAGCGTTTTAAAAGCTTGTGAGTTTGAGACCATGCTTTGTTGTAGGGTTTTTGCGCCGATTGAAAAAGCGTCAATGCTTGCGCCATTTTGTTTCATTACATAATCAAGCTCTTGAAAGGTTTTTTTAGTCACGCCGATTTGCTGGCTAACCTTGTCGATCCTGTCTGCCTCTTTTAGCCACTTTCCGGTTGCGGCTGTGACAGCTCCGACGGCTGCGGCCACGACGCCAAGGGAAGCCTTCCCGAAGGTTGCAAGCTTGCCCATAGTGTCGCGGACATTTTTGTTCATCTCGTTTAGGCCTTTTTTAACTCCGGTCTGATCAATCTTTGTGTCTATCTTTATGCTTCCATCGCTCATTTCCATGCTCCGTATATATCAATGTTTTCCGCCTCCAGCGCGACGGCCGCTTTCGCAAGAGCCAACTGCTTCCGGTATTCCGGGTCAGCCTTCGGGTCTATCTTTTTCCCTCGTATGTCCATGACGGTATGTAGCGTAGTTCCTTCTGGAAGATTTTTGAATAGTTCAAGAAAATCCCACCAGTGCGCTTTCCAAGTCTTCAAGTCAATCCGGTACACCTGAAAAAACGCCGCATACAACCGTCCAGCGTCGACATTAAAGTCGAACACCCTTTTCCCGGACGACTCTTTTTTCTCTCCTCCAGAAACATACAAGCTAATAAAATCAAACACACCTTCAAGCGGTGGTGTGTCCTCAAAAAAGACTCTGATATACAACCATGCTTTTTCGTGATCATCAAGTGTTTTGTCTTGAGCGATCCGGAAGAACTTCAATCCCTGTCGGAAGTCCGTTCGGATAGCACACCCGCCCCATGTCGACGGAGCGGTGTCGAGAAGCGGGTTATACATTAGATGAGATCCTTATACATTGCATTGAGCTGTTCTTCAAGCCAGCGAAGCAATGCCATGAGTGTGCGAAGAAGGACAATCGGGTTTTCACCGGATGCCTTCCAGAAAAGATCCCAGTCGCCTAGCGTCGCGTTGATGATTTTCTTTTCCATCGCTTCGATTTCATCAAGTACATCAAGTCCATCGGGCGTAGAAGGGTTAATTTCAGCGAGTCCTGAAAGTTGTTCAATCCATCGTTTCAACTCGGTTTTGTTTCCTACGTTGATTGTTTTCGTTGCGAGGACATTTCCGTTCGAGTCTGTAATATCAACGGTTTTTACACCGCTCCCAATCCCAAGTTTAAAGTCTGCCATTGTTTCCTCCATTAAATAAAGGGCGGAGCCGAAACCCCGCCCATCCGATTAAGTGCCGGGATTGATGTCGGTGGCTTTTAGAACCACTTCGGCAAACTTTACGACGCGTTCATTTGCGTCAAGTTCATACACCTGCAGGTACTGTCCTGCCGTTGCCAAGATATCTTCTCCGGAAGTGTACGCGGTGAATCCGGAAAGGTACTGTTTCGCGTAAATAGTTCCAGCCGATTGCGCGGCGAGTTTGTACGCGAGTGAGTTTCCTTCCACGGCAGTTGCGGTTGCTTTGGTCGCACCTGCGACAGTACCGGTGGCGGTTACAACGGACAACGCGGGAGCTACGGATCTCGGAGTTATAGACGGCTTTCCGTTTACATGGATCTCGCATGAGAATGCGCCGAGTGATCCGGCTTCACCGCCTCCGGCTACAATCGACGTAAATGTAGCTGGTCCTGATTTAACCTCGCCGTCCGAGCTCGTCAGCCTGACGTTTGAAATTGCATCATCGCCGAACGCACCGAACAGTCCTGCAATAAAGTCCTGTGCGGCGTCTCCGGTTACACGGCTCCCGCTAACTGTCAGAATAAGCTGGCCTCCAGTTTTTCTAGTGGTCGCGTATCCTTCATCTGCGTAAAAGCTCTGCTGGTCGTTGACCTCGTTCATCGATGTCTCTACGGTTGCGATACCTTCTGCAAGCCTGACGTATGTTCTTGTTGTAGCTTTCGGCGTGATATCGACTTCGAGAAGCGTTTCGTAGTTTAGTGGGAATCTCATTCCTACCCCCTTGTAAAATAGGTTAGCCGAAAACCGGCTATATATGTATAATCCCCCGCCTCGATCTTCTGCACAAGCGAAGGGTTCGAGGTCGGTTCTATTGTAACCAATGTTTCATCCGTGAGGTTGACTTCCTCAAGGTCTAAGATATTTGTCAGCGCGCATAACGTATCGTATGCCTTTGCGCTATCATCGCTTCGGGTGTAGACAGAAAAAGGGAACTGCCCGTGCCGCGATTTGCTGTAGCTTCTTTGCTCTACCGGATTCCCCGGATTCGCGCGGATCATCATCGCGTCTCCTGAGTCCGTCGGGATCATGTCGATATAGACAAGCGACCCAAGTATAGTCGAGTGCGCGGTTATGTACGTGGCGAGGTCAGCGATTATATTCTTCATTTGCTAGCTTCTCCCAGTTTTTTAAGTTGCGCGCTTTGGCGTGTTCGAACCATTGCGGCGATGCGTTCGGGTTCGAGTCTTTCGACTTGTTCGGCAGTCCGTAGTACTGCTTCTTCGCATACGGCTCATTCCATTCGAGTGTTCCGTCTCCCTGAATCGGAAAAACAGATCCTTGAAGTGCGCCGGTATCCATCGGGCAGAAATAGTTCGAGTCTGCAGCAATTCGGTTATCAAGAACGTATTGCGCGCGTCTTGTCCGGTCGCCAATCTTTCTCGTGATTGCGCTTTCATCAATTTCTATCGTTACGGTCATACTAGCGCCACCTCATAATGATGAGGGCTTCCGTGCACTGTATACTCCGGAGTAACCTCGCGGACAGTAAATGTCCGTCCGCCAAAAACAATTTGATCGTTGACACCAAAAGTCGTACCCGCCGGAAGCGAGTTCTGCATATCAAAAAACAATACGCCAAGATCATTCCGCTGTTCTCCAAGCGCTGTGAGTGCGTTCTTTCGCGCGGTTTCAAAGCGCACGTAATTTAGTGTTACATCGTCAGCGTACGTCGGCTTCCCTCGCGCGTCAACGCCTGTTGCTTTCTTAAGCGTCGCTGTATGCGGAAGAAGGCTTCGCGGTATCGGACTAATCGGCATACTGTGCCCCCGCAACTGAAACGCCTGCAAACATCAAGCCAGTTGCTGAAAGGTAGTTCATTGCCCTTGGTGAAAGCGTAGGTCTTGAAGAAACGGAAGATCCACCAGAGTACGAGAATTTCCCGATGCTTGCAGATTGCACCGTGTCTGCGTTGTAGGTTTCTCCGTTCGTGACGTAAAACTCAGCCTGAGCACAGCATGCTTTTTTAACCTGAGCGAGTTGCCAAAGAGAGAGATCAGATTCTACAATCTGAAATCCTGTCATCATGTCGAGGTCGTCAGATGCGCGTTCAAGCCACTTCGTAGTTTCATCGTCGACAACAGAGCGTCCGCCGTATGTCGTTTTGTAATATGTCAGATCAGCATATGCCATATCAGACCTCCTGTGCTGGCTTTATTTTAGCTTCCAGCCCTGTGCGATGTATCCGGGAACTTCCG